GAATATATTTTAAATAATAAACAAAAACTATTTTCAAAGAAAGTATCTTAATTAAATCAATCTTAATTTTCCATTTTCAATTTCAATATTGCGGTATCCTTGTGAATAAACATGCATAACATAGTCATCATTTGTACCTCTATTTAAATTACTAATGAATCTCGGTTTAATTCTATTTTTTCCTATTTTCATAAGACCAAAATTTAAAGATCCAGTAGGTGCTGGATCCTTAGGTTTTAATGAAAATGAGTACATATATATGTTCTTTAAACCACATGTCATACTTGACTGGAAAGGTATCATTGTTTTATAAAATATATCGGTGTGTACATTATTTCTTTCCGCTGTATCCATTTTACCTAGAAGCGGAACACCATCCAGAACTATAATTGCATCAGACATAACTGGACTACCGGTTTGTGTATTTATATTCGTAGAATCAGATGAACTATAATTGTATCTATTTAGAAATTGTGAAGAATCTCCGTCTTGTTCGAATTTTTCTTTTCTAAAAAAGTAAAAAAATGCTTTAATGGGAACTTGAGCGGTTAAACTCATATCTGCCTCTTGTGATGAAATTGGAACGTTTAACGTTGGGTTTTGAATAATAGTTTCTATTGTCATAGAGTGTTTTTTATTTTGTAAGTAAACTCTTTCGTTGGCAGAAACTGAAATTTCTTCAGTTACTATATCAAAACGAGGTAAACTAATTACATCATTTGTTCCGGTGAAAAAAGTTTGTTTTTTAAATGTAATTCTCAATTGAATATTTTGGTTGTAAATTGCGCACACTGGGAAATATGGTTCATAAAAATTGTCCAAAAATAAAGCATTATCTGAGTCACTTAAAACGTGCTTTCTTGCAAAAAATAATTTAAGTGGGATATATAATTCAATTGGTCCAGATGCCACAATTGAATCAGGAAGTTCTCCTTTTTTTTGCCCACCATTAATGAGAGCTTTATTAGTTGTTTGTTCTTCACTTGTAAAAAAGAGTTCATCATGGATAATTCCCCAATCATTCTCAACAACTTCCAAAACGTTTTCGTCAACTCTAAATTCTATTTTTTCAATAAGAGCTCTTCCAATTTGGTCGCAATATTTAGCCTGTTCAGGTCGCGTAAATCTATCGGATAATTGAGGTAAAGTACACTTCAAAAACATATTACACAATAGATCACCCATTGTCTGTGGGTTTAATGTTACAATAACGGTGTTGTTAAATGGCCATGTGGGGGAAGTACTAGGATTTGTCACCCGTGTAAAATTAGAAAATTTTGCAAAATTTGAATGGCGTACATTTTTATAATTAAAGAACGAATCTTTATTTTTGTCGTCTGTTAAATAAGTGTCTTGCATACCGTTGGCACTTAATGATAGGACTGCACCTGTCCCCGCACGGCCGCGCATATCTTTTTTATCCACAGGTAACAACATTGCTAATTACTATTACTTAGTTGATTTTTTTTAAATCACTTTTCCACATATCTACAGTGGATATTGATCGAGCAATGTGTATATTTTCCAAAAGCTGCTTCAATTTTTTATTAATTTTTTCAATTTCTTCTTCTGTGTATTGATATGTTGGCATACGGAGAAGATAATCATATGAACTGTCAAATTTAGTAAATTGCAACTTTTCGAGAACTTGTTCAATTGAACTTTTTTTCTGCTTGAAAATAACTATGTGATCGGTTACCACGTCTTCGATAAACCTACATTTATTTTGAAGTTCCAACTGTTCTTTTCTAAACTTTTTCAAAATATTCTTTTTTCTCTTTTGATATCCTTCCAATCTAATTCCCAAAAAGTCTACCAAAATCTCTTCTGGGAAATCATATTTCTTAATTCCTTGTGTTGGATGAAACAAATGCATATTCGAAGCATGAATAGTTTTCCGAAGTTTTAGATCCTTGACCAAATTCGTTCCTTTGTAATCGTATACTTCAAAACGAACATCTTCAATTGTACTATTGTTCAAGAAGCCAGAAATCGTTTTCTTCTCAACAAGTATATCCAGGTGCTCTTTGTAGTCCTGAGTCCATCGACCAGCTGGGAGTTCGGTAACCAACACGTGGACACCACCCATCGTTGTTTGCCAAATTCCATCCATTGTCCATGACTGTGAATCATCTTGATCTGGTTCGATTGTACCCTTGAATCCTCTAAACCAAGGTTTCATGGTTACCATGTTTTTATTGTTCAAAAGACGTTCAATGTTATTTTTGATGTCGACTGGATTGAACGGAGGAACATAACAACTAAATCCTGTTCCAATTCCTTCTGTGCCATTTATAAGAACAGTAGGCATCACAGGGATGTAAAATTCTGGTTCAATTTTAGTTTCATCTTCTTCGAGATAACTTAAGATTTCATTGTCTTCTTTGTCAAACATATTCTTTGCGACTTCAGTCGGATATGTGTGAATATACCTACTTGCTGCCGCGTCTTTACCACCTTGAAGACGAGTTCCAAACTGACCATCCGGGAATAAAAAGTTCATATTATTTGACCCTACAAAATCTTGGGCCAAGTTTGTAATAACACCGGTCAGTGAAGTTTCTCCGTGATGATAACAAGTTGCTTCTTGTGTAAATGAAGCTAATTGCGCAACGCGTGGATTCTTACTCCACTTTTTAGACATGACCGCATACATTACTTTCCTCTGAGACGGTTTGAATCCGTCCACAACGTGGGCAATGGATCGTCTAAGATCGGCCAGACTAAAATGGACCATATCTTTGTGAATAAAATCATGTACGGTGAGGGTCTGAATAGATCCATAATTTACTTCAAGACCAGATGGATTTGCTGAACTTTCAAGCAACCATTCTTTTCTTGTATCGGCTCTCTTCTTGTCAAAAGCCAACAACATTGCTTCATCTGTTTCCTCATCCGATGTAAATTTTACAGTCAATTTCTGAATTTGTTTAAAATATTCTTTTGCTTCCGCGGTTGTTGAAGTTCCGAGTCCCTTATAATATTTCAATTTCCAACCATTGGTAGAATTTTGTTCGGTCCAAGTCTTAAATGCCGTTTCAGTGTAAAATGAAATCACTTTTGTTCCCTTTGACAATTTCAAAATCGGTGTCACCATGCTCACAACAAAACCAAGTTCAATCAAACTTGGCCAAAATACATGGATCATATTGAGAACAAGACCTTTGATATGGCTACCATCGTTGTCTTGATCAGCCATAATCATAAGACGACCGTAACGAAGTTCACTCACAGAGGTGTACACTTTACCTTGTTGAAGTCCCAAAATCTTTTTGATATCACTAAATTCTTGATTTGACATCAATTGTTTGACGCTTGCATCTCTTACATTTTTGCATTTACCACGGAGAGGATACACACCAAACAAATCGCGACCAACAACAGATGTTCCAGCAACTGCGAGTGTTTTTGCCGAATCTCCCTCTGTTAAGATAACTGTACATTTAGCTGAATCTTTCGTCCCAGCTCTGTTTGCATCATCCAATTTTGGTATACCTGTAATCTTATTCTTCTTTCCGCCGTCGGACTTTTTCAGTTCCTTCATCTCGCGAAACTTAGAAAGAGACAAGACTTCATTCTGAATACCAGTCTTCAAAACACCTTTGATGAAAGATTTAGGTGGCTCAAAACGACTTCCAAAATTTTGACACTTGAGAGTGCATTCAGACTTGACTTGACTACTGAAATTCGGGTTCTCAAGCATACATTTCACAAATACAAAGAAGGTGTTTTTCACTTGCTGTGGCTTTAATTTAATTTTCTTGGCAAGCTCTTCAATTATTCCATCTGAAATCATTTTTGATACATAATCAACGTGTGTCCCACCTTTGGTTGTACAAATACCATTCACAAAGGATACTTGTTGAAATCCATCAGATGGTGCAATTGCTACACACCACCGTTCATTGCTGGCGCTACACACTTTTGTATTTTCATCCAAATACATCTTTACATATTCTTCATTCGAACACTTTTTGAGTTTTTCACCTTGAAAATACACAGAGCACTTTGAATGTGTACAATAATTTGCATCAAAAACCCTCTTTTCAACAATCTTGAAAAAATCTTCATCCATTTGAGACATCCCAAATCTTTTCCAGTCTGGAACAAACGAAATATTGACTTTCGAAACTTTTCCAGAA